CGGAAGTCAATCTCTGAAGTTAATAAACAATCAGAAAAGCATAACTGGGATTTCCTAGCTTCATCTGTTGCTCGTAAGAAAACATCAGCTCGTATGGTGTCTCCTTCTGGTGGTGATGAATCAGGTGCTGTCGGTACTGACTTTGGTCTTGATTGGACACGTCGCCAAACTATCATCGAAACATATGATACTGGTGAAGTGATCGAAAAAGAAAACATCGTTCAAATGTTGATCGATCCAAAATCAGCTTCTACAAAGAACCTGGTTATGAACATGCAACGTCAGGTTGATGATATCATCATCACTGCTGCTAATGGCCCATCACGTAAAGGTGACGGTAGCGTTATCGCTTTTGATGCTGCTAACCGTAAGCTTGGTGATGGTACTGATATCATCTCTCTTGATACCGTTATGTCTGGTGTTGAGAACCTGTTAGCTGAAGACGTTGATCCAGATGAGTACAAGACTCTGGTCATTGGTCCAAAGCAATGGCATGTTCTGATGAAACAGTTGGAAATTACTTCTAGTGATTTCATTGGTGGTCAAAATCCTGTTCTTACTGGTACGATTCCAAATAGATTGTGATCTCTAACCGTCTTAAGTCTTCAGGCGCTGGTAAACTATCTTGCTTACTTTACTGTAAGTCTGGTATTGGTCTTCACGTAGCTGGCGACATTGGTTCGACTGCTGCTGAACGTGCTGATATGTCATTCGCTTGGCAGGTTTACCTTTGGTTGAATATGGCTGCTGTCCGTCTCGAAGATGAAAAAGTCTACGAGCTGGAAGTTAAAGACGCACTAGCCTAGTTCCTGCAGCCACAGGGAAGTGGCACTTTTAGGAGGTTGACATGGTACAAGATGTAATTAAATTAGGTGTAATGGTTTCATTTGCTAAAAACAATGAACGTGCTACGGCACTAAATGAGTTGTCTAATTCGGCAAATGCTCCTATTACTGTTATCAATCGTGAGAATCCTGGGAACATAGTTCACCCAGTAACTCCAGTAGCTCCATAGAGGTTATTATGGTTATCGTATTACAAACAGTAAACCGAGTCAAGAGCGCAGTAAGACGCGGAAGTGGCTTAGCTTATGAATTAAGTCGTGGTGGTGTTGCCCCAGAAGATTGGGATGAATACTGCGGTGATAAAGAAGGTACTTGTGCTGGTCTAATTAAAGATCAAGGCAAGCAAGCTAAAAAAGGCACTGCTAGTTCTGCGCCTAATGCTGGTCTAATTAAAGATCAAGGCAAGCAAGCTAAAAAAGGCACTGCTAGTTCTGCGCCTAAGGCAACGAGTAAATAGTAATGTCCCAGTATAATGAGTGTCAAATTTCATATATGCTGGCTAACGGTGCTACCTCTTCTGAGAAGGGGTTATGCACTCGTCAGTTTCTTTTACATCATGGAGCAGCCGATGGCTGTCTCGGTGATATGTGGTTAGAGTTCCTGTCTAAGCTGAACTACAAAGGTAGTCGCACAGGAATGGAAAGTAAGTTTTGGAGAGATCATGGATGTGGCACCGCTCACGGTACGCCTTTCCCAGATATGTCTCACAATGTTATACGTCAAGCCTTTATTGAGGATGGCGTAGATGGAACTATTCTTTCTGAATATACAGATCTAGTAGAGTTTAGTGGAACTTTTAATAAAGATGCTTTCTCTGTATGGATTAATGATAAGAAGGTTACTGTGTTAGGTGTTGGTGAAGATTTAGGTAATCCTGGAGTTGGTATTGAGATAACATTTTCTCCAGAAGCTGTTCATGGAGATCATGTAAGATATCAATATGATCCTAGGATTGATCCTGGATTTACAGATTCTACTACTGGTAAATCTATTAACTTTGCTATGAATGGTGTTGGCAATCAGATAGCAGCATAGGAGTATATTATGGCTGATGAAGTAACAATTGTAAACCAAGCATTAGGATTCTTAGGAGTTGATCGTATCACCTCTTTAGATGATGAAGTTAAACCTGCCCGTCTTGCTAAGACTGTATATGCTGGTTTGCGAGATTCCTGTCTAGAAGAAGGTGATTGGCGTTTTGCTATTAAGAAGTTCAAGCTTCCACTTTCTCAAGTCCAGCCAGAGTTTGGTGGAGGCAATTACTTTGAAATTCCTGATGAAGTTCTCCGTATCATCGAGTGTAATGAGAACCGCTATGACTGGGATGTGGAAGGTAACTTTGTGCTCATCGAAGCGGAAGAAGCACGTATTCTGACAGTGGTCAAAGTAGAGAATGTTAATTATATGACTTAGCACTTCCTCTTACTCAAAGTAAGACTATGCATCAGACTATGTTTGAATTGTATAACATGAAAATTGATTATGCCAAGGCTAATAATGGTATGCAGGGTAGTACCAAACGCTTTGCCAAAGGTCGCTTAGTTGGAGCACGCACTAGTGGTGCTTTCCTAGGTGGAAGAACTAACGTAATGGGACCAGTAGTCTAATGCCACCACCATCACCTACAGCGAAAAGAAGAGACTTGGCTGCTAATGCGGCACTGATAGGTATCATGTCTAATAAAGAGACAGTGGATCAGATGCGTCATCGTGCTGAAAGTATAGGCAAAACATTCCCTGAACAAGTTGCTGAATTAGCTTATCACATAGCTGATGAGATGGAGTTATTAGCGTAATGGCTAGAAGAGAACCAATACAAACTGATTTCTCAGTTGGGCAATTGAGTCACAATATCGAACAGCGTTCTGATTTAGCTGAGGTTAATGCTGGAGAATGTTCAAATTTCATACCTTTGGCTCAAGGCTCTGTTGAGAAGCGACATGGTAGAAGTGTAATTCATGCTATCGACAATGTTTCAAAAGGTAAAATAATACCATTTCATGTAGATGATAATACTTCATATTCTATAGTTATTACTAATGATGGAAAGATTCGCCTTGCTAATCGTAGAGGGCTGTATATGAATCCAGCTACTCCAATTGAAACTAGGGTGAAGCAATATATCAGACAAGGTAGCGCAGAGACTGAAATTGTAGATGATCCTCTTAATAGATATATCTCAATTTCTGGTAAGTTCTTTGATGAACAAAAGAGAACCATGGGTGGTATAAGTGCTGGTGGTCAAGAATGGTCTGCGGTAAAGATAGCCATTCCAGCTGGAAAAGAACATCAAGATTATAATATTGTAATTAACTCAAGAGCAATTAGATACAGTTCTTATACTGGTGATAGTACTGGTGATGTTGTTGTTATGACAGATCCAGATGTAGATAGTACAATTATCAGCAAATACAGAATTACATTTGGTAACAAGTTATCATTTAAAATGAATCCAAAAGGTAAAAGTTTATTATGGGTTCGCTTCAAGATACCTCCTATGGAAGGAGTTGAAGATTTACTCAAGGCTACGTTAACACAATTTAGTGTTATAGATGCTGCTAATCCTGGTGGGATAATGGAAGTTGCCCACAACTTTGATTCTAAAATAAATTTTGCTGAGATACAATATGACATATCTCCAGATTCTGTCTTTATATACTTAACTCACAGAAGTGCTGAGCCATCAAGAATTGTATATGATAGAGTGACTAAGGTATTTTCATATGAGCAATTAGTGACAGCTGGTATTATAACCCATCCTCCTACTGATTGGGCTCCAAACAATTATCCAGGTTGTGTAGTGTTCTTTGAAGGTAGACTTTGGTTTGCTGGAACTTATCAAGATCCTGCTCAATTTTACGCATCTAGAACTGCTCACTATAATGATTTTAATAATGGTGATTTAGATGCTCGTGCTGATGATCCTTTGCTTTTCAAGTTATCTCGTTACGGTGATGTTAGATGGCTTGCTGCTACTAACTTCCTATTGGCTGGTACTGATGTAGGTGAGTTTACCTTTAAGACTGAAGGAGGCTTCATAGCAGCGGGAGACATTCGCGCGGTTCAACAATCCGCTTATGGCTGTGCGCGTATCCAGCCAGTAGTGGTAGGTAATAGAGTAGTATATGTCACCTCTGATAGACTTAAACTTCGTGACCTGACATATACAGAAGAAGAAGATTCTTGGTTGTCTAAGGACTTAACATTCACTTCTGATGATATAACACAAGAAGGCATAGAGGAGATTACATTCTTACAGAATCCTCATCACCTTATTAAGTGTAGATTAAAAGATGGCACTATAGCCGTATGTTCTTATCAAAAACATCTAGATATAATTGGATGGTTTAAGGAGGATAGCACTAGTGAAGTTATATCACTAGGGCATATAGTTAATGATGGTAGTGCAGAAACTATACTTCTTGTTAAAGATATTGTTAGAGAGCTTACAATACAATTTGAAGATCATAGTGAGTTGAACTTTTTAGATTCAAGAATTACGAATAGTCACTTCCCTATGGATACTGCTATTGATGCTCCTCATTTAAAGAATAAGTTGGTTCAGATTATTTCTGATGGAGCACGTCAAGTTGATGTCTTATTAGATGCTGATGGTAGAGGTCATATACAGTTCCCTGCTTCTGAGATAAACGTAGGCTATTCGTATCCTGCAAGACTTGTAACCAGAGATGTAAATGATATGAATCGTTATGGTGAAAGTTCTGCTGGACAAATGAAAAGATGGAACAAGATATTCGTAAGATTGTTCCAATCTATAATACCTATCATCAATGGTGATAGACCATCAGAAAGAACGCCTCAGACTCCTATGAATGATGTTGAGGGTATAGTTACTGGAGATGTCCAAGTTATAGATTTAGGATATGACAAATTAGGAAATATAACAATTGAACAAGATTTGCCATTTGGTTGTGTTATAACTGGAATATTTGGCGAATTAGGTGAGGAGAATCTATAATGAGTTTTTCATTTTCAAGGTCGTTTAAGAA